GGTGGAAACATGGGAACTAAAATGAAGCTGCTGTTTGAAGGTTGGCGAAAATATATTAACGAAGCAGAAGAAAGCCCAGAAGAGATTCTCCGGCACCGCTTCGACCAGGAGGCGTACGATCAGGCTCCTAAAGAACAATGGGCTGTCGATTCTGAGAAAGCAGAAGAATTAATTGAAAAATATAGCCTTAACTCTGGTCAAAGTTCTCAGCATCGCTGGGGCCGAGGCCTGCCTATAGTAGATTATGATATTGATGCGGAGGGAGGTGAACTACATTTTAATGCGACAATACAAATTCAACCACCAGCCATGACCCAAAGGAGCTTCGGAGAGGAGGTCGACCTGGAAAAGAGAGTCCATCAAGTTCTTGAAAGCACTGGTCTTGGCAAGACCCAGGGCCTCAAGCGGGTTAATATTATGACGGAGCCCCATAGTTCAATACAAATAGAGTATTGGCCAGAGGCACCCGGTATTGAAAATCTTGAACCGTTTCTAAAGCATATTACTGAGATAGCTGCTCGGTTCCAGGAACTAAGGATAACTGATCAGTTATATAAACAGCAGGAATTGCCCTTGCCAGAACCTGAATCTGACGAACCACCATTCCGCGGCCCTGATCCTGAAACACACAGAAGACTAAGACAAGGCCAACGCGAGCTGGGTGGTTATAACAGACGAGGGTGGAAACCAAGAGAGTAAAGTTATGTTTACAGCAGTTTTTTGGAAAAAAGTTTGGGCTTGGCTTAAGCATTATTGGTATTGGCCTGTTATAATAGCATTATTGGTCTTTTCAGTAGTATCCGGCTCTAGCTCAAGAAAGAAAGTTTTTGAACTACTTGAAAAGCAAAAGGAAAATTATGAAAAAGAAATACAAATTATTAAAGAAACAACTGAAGAAGCCGATAAGAAAAAAACTGAGATCTTCACGGATCATATAGAAGAATTAGAGAAAATAGAAGAAGAGCACGATATAAAAGTAGAAGAGCTTGAGAAAGATAAGCAAAAAGAGTTGGTTGAGATTATTGAAGAAAATAAAGATAGTCCAGATAAGTTAGCAGAAGAGATAGCCAGAATTCTTGGTGCGGAATTTCTTAAAAAAAATAGGTAATTTATGTTTAAAAAATTATTAGCATGTTTTATATCAGCTTTGATAATTTTAATACCATTTGAGGCAATTGCAGAAGAACTTGAAGGCAGAGTTACTTCTATTTCGTTAAATGAAGAGGCGCCTTATGCTGGTGTTTTACTGGATCCAATCGCCGCATCGAAAATGATTGTAGATCAAAGATATTTAAGATCAGAAATAGAGCTTGAGCTGAGAAAAGAGTTCCAGCAAGAGTTAGCTAACAAAAGATTAGCTTTTGATCTTCTTAAAGTAGAGCACGATTCCCTACAAAAAATTCATAAAGAAATTACCTTGTTGAGAGATCAACAAATCAATGATTTAAATCTTCTTTTAAAAGAAGAAATGGGAAATGATTATACTGAGTGGTGGATATTAGGTGGAGTTGCTATCGGTATCGCTTTATCTGTTACAGTGTTCTACGCCAGTGTCGAAGTCGTAAAATGAAAGAAAAGGACTTGAATTATATTGCCGGCATGGAGAAGGCCATCAAAAAGAAGTATGGTGAGGGGGCGATACAAAATCCTGCAAGATTTTGGGATGAAGAAAAAGAAAAATCCTACCTTAAGCAATTAAAAGACTTTGTAGCGAAGCAGAAAAAAAGTGAAGAGGCCATTAGCGTTGAAAATGTTGACGGTATTTTAATAACTCGTAAACTACTTAATAAAGAGAGAAAATTAAATTGTCCTGAATGCTCAGGGCGCATCAAAACATCAATTGACAGCGTGTATATATTGCGATATGATTGTTGTCAACATTGTTTTATAAAGTATAGAGAAGGACGGAGACCAAAAAAATGTCAAAAAAAGTACTTGAAATTGTTAGAGGTATTTCTCAAGCCGCTGCGGATATTGGTTATGATGGCGCCGTGGATGAAAAAGGAGAGCCGATTAAAATTGGCCTCAAAAGAGAAGAAGGCCACGTAATTAATGATTCGCGCAGAATAGATGGCTTTAATGTTGGTATTACCGGTAATACCATGGTCCTGTCATACCACACTGATATGACTCTAAAAGAGGTATATAGCCAAGATCTTGAATCAGAAATTGGGAGTATGATGTCAAAGATTATTAGCGAGCTGAAGAAGCGATACAAAGCTAATACAGGCAAATCTCTTACTTTAAAAAAAGAAGGCGAAGTAGACGTTAGAGTTGAGTCTTCCAGCCGAATCCGTTGTTGGGCGACTGCTAGATGTCTTTACAACATTGGAAATATGGGAGAGACTTTAGACGTTAAATCTGACGAGCCGCCGGCATTAGAAAAGAATTTTAAATCATTCTTGGGCAAAGGCGGATTTGGGAAAAGGCCTGAAAATCCTAATCAGTCTTAATGGCCTACCAGCTTACTAAAGAAGACATAGTAAAAGAAATAGTAAGATCTGGCAAGGACCCGGTTTATTTTATTAATAGCTATGCGAAAATTTCTCATCCGATGAGGGGTTTGATTCCGTTTAACACATATGATTTTCAAACTGAGCTTTTAAAGGATTTTAATGACTATCGATTTAGTGTGGTGCTCAAAGCGCGCCAGCTGGGGATATCTACAATAACGGCTGCATATGTTGCCTGGCTGATGCTTTTTCACAGAGACAAGAATGTGCTTGTCATCGCAACAAAGTTTGGCACTGCTGCTAATTTAGTTAAGAAAGTTAAAGCAATACATAAAAATTTGCCTGATTGGATGAAGATATCAAGAATTGCGATTGATAACAGGACATCCTTCGAATTAACTAACGGATCTCAGATTAAAGCCTCTTCTACTAGTTCTGACGCCGGCCGTTCCGAGGCTCTTTCTCTTTTGGTTATTGACGAAGCCGCCCACGTCGACGGCCTCGACGAACTATGGACTGGTTTATATCCGACCTTGTCAACTGGCGGCCGCTGCATCGCGCTTTCAACTCCAAATGGTGTAGGAAATTGGTTCCACCAAACTTGTGTCGACGCTGAATTCGAGAAGAACGACTTTCATATGGTTACTTTGCCATGGGCTGTCCACCCAGATAGAGATCAAGCTTGGTTCGAAAAAGAAACTAAAAATATGTCGCGACGCCAAGTCGCTCAGGAGCTTGAGTGCAATTTCAACATGTCAGGCGAGACTGTTTTTCACCCAGAAGACATGGAAATCATATCTCATAATCTATGTGACCCTAAATATAAAACTGGGTTTGATAGAAATTTATGGATATGGGAAGAATATTCGCCTAGCTGCAGTTACATGCTGTCAGGTGACGTCGCTCGCGGCGACGGGCAAGACTATTCTACTTTTCTAATTTTTAAACTGGAGACGAATGAAATTGTTGCAGAATATAAAGGCAAGCCAACACCAGATATTTTTACAGATATGTTGGTTGAAGTGGGAAAAGAGTTCGGTGTCTGTATGATAGTCGTTGAAAATAATAGTGTTGGTTGGGCTGTCGTCAACAAATTAGAAGAGATGGGATATCCAAATATATATTATTCTAAAAAATCAACTCATGAGTATGTTGATCCTTTAATGGCAGAAAGCATTTCTAGTGTCGTACCAGGCTTTACCACAACTCAGAAAACAAGACCCTTAGTTGTAGCTAAATTGGAAGAGTTTGTGAGAAATAAACTAATTACTATAAAATCAAAAAGGCTATTTAATGAAATGAAAACATTTGTATGGCATAATGGGAAGCCGCAAGCTATGAAGAAGCATAATGATGATTTAATTATGGCATGCGCAATAGGCTGCTGGGTCAAAGATACCGCTTATTCAATTAATCAAAGAGATGTAGCGTATCAGAAAGCTTTTTTGTCGTCTATGTCAACTTCCAACAAACAGCTGAACACATCAATACCAGGTATGGTAGGATATGAAAAGATAAAAAGAGAACACAAGCTAGAAAACGATATGCAAGTATTTAAAGATAACATATGGCTACTCAAGGGTTAAGAAATGGCAACTAACAGAAGAGGCGGCAAAAATCCTAAAAACCCAGGGAACCCTTTATTCAAGCAATTAACTAAATTGCTATCGGGGCCCCTTGTTAAGTATAGAAGGCAAGATGTACACCAGCTCAAAAGAAGACAGATGGATAAATACAAATCCAGGATCAGGTCTTCGAGCGGCCAAGAATTTAAAATATCAACCTATGGTGATATTTATGGTGCTCTGCAGGCTGATTACTATAGCAATCAAAACAGGCTAGACAGATATGTCGATTTTGATCAAATGGAATATACCCCTGAGATAGCATCGTCCATGGACATATACGCAGATGAGATGACAACCTCCTCTGTCTATAGAAAAATATTAAATATAAACTGTACAAATCAAGAGATAAGAGGTGTACTAGACACGCTTTATTATAACATATTAAATATTGAGTTTAACTTGTATGGTTGGTGCCGCTCCATGTGTAAATACGGAGACTTCTTTCTTTACTTGGACATCGAACAAGACGAGGGAATCAAAAATGTTATCGGTTTGCCTATACAAGAGATCGAGAGGATCGAGGGAGAAGATAAAAATAACCCTAATTACGTCCAATACCAATGGAACACAGCCGGCTTGACTTTAGAAAATTGGCAAATGGGCCACTTTAGAATTTTAGGTAATGATAAACATGCGCCATATGGCACTTCAATCCTAGAACCGGCCAGAAGAATCTGGCGCCAGTTAACTCTTCTTGAAGACGCCGTTATGGCTTATCGTATTGTACGCTCGCCCGAACGACGTGTATTCAAAATTGATGTAGGTAACATACCTCCGGAAGACGTTGAGCAATATATGGAAAAAGTCATGACTCAGATGAAAAGAAACCAGATTGTTGATGTAAACACTGGTAGAGTCGATTTAAGGTATAATCCCTTAAGTATAGAAGAAGATTACTACATCCCAGTACGAGGAACAGCGTCAGCAACGGACATTTCTACTGTTGGCGGAGGCAAGTACACTGGCGATATCGAAGATGTCAAATATTTGAGAGACAAATTATTTAGCGCATTGAAAGTTCCAATGTCTTATTTGTCTCAAACTGAAGCCGGCGCTGAGGACAAAGCTACTTTGGCGCAGAAAGATATTCGCTTTGCGCGAACAGTCCAACGTCTGCAGAGATCAATTGTTTCAGAATTAGAAAAAATTGGAATCATTCATTTATTCACGATGGGCTTCCGCGGCAACGATTTACTGTCATTTAAACTATCTTTAAATAACCCCTCGAAATTGGCAGAGCTACAAGAGCTTGAGCATTGGAAGTCTAGATTTGATGCTGCTGATGCTGCTACAGAGGGATATTTTAGTCGACGCTGGGTAGCTAAAAATATCCTTAATGTAAGCGAAGAAGAATTTGAGCGCATGCAGCATGAAATGTTCTATGATAGAAAGCACGACTTTTCCCTAGAACAAGTAGGCGAAGCCATGGCCGGAGCCGGCGGCGGAGGTGGTGGAGGCGCCCTCGGCGCCTTAGGAGACGAGGCCGGCGGAATGCCTGGCGGCATGGAGGGCATGGAAGGCGAAGAAGCTGGCGCACCGACAGGCGAAGAAGAAGGCGCACCGACAGGCGAAGAAGAAGGTCCCTTATTGGCTACCCCCGGGGGCGACCTTGGAGCAGAACCGGCAGCTGATCTCGGCGGCGGAACCGTCCCTGGTAAGGATGATGAATACACAACTGCCGGCGCGAAAGGAAAAATGTATAAGAGGGTTGCCAGCGATGGCCGCGGCATCGGTGCCCGCCGCCGCGCGCACAGCGCATTACGGGGCGAAGGCCCTAGAGATGTAGTGCCAGGAAAAAGGGATATAGATGAATTAACCTTAAAAAAGATATCGTATGGCCTTACTGAAGGTTTAAATACTAATTACGATCAGCAAGAGAAAACGATTTTTAGAGAAAATATTGAAATAAAAAAATTAATTGATTCCCTGGAGTGTTCTACAAATGAAGTTTAATCATAATAAGAAAAGAAACACTGCTTTCATTTTCGAGGTGTTGGTACAAGAGCTAACAAAATCTTCGATCAATGAAGAGCGCTCAAGAAAACAAGTTATCGTAGGGCTTTTGAAGGAATTCTTTTCAAAAAACAAGCTTCTTAAAGAAGACTTAGAAATTTATAAATCATTTGATGGTATTGCTTCATACAATCGTGATATAGCAAAACAGATATTAGAAGAGGCAAAAAAACAGTATTCTTCTTTAAGCCGGCAAAAAATTTTTGATGAACAAAGTAAGATAATAAATAAAATAAATAAAAACTTAGGAATGAAATGTTGGAATAACTATATTCCAAATTATAAAAAATTAGCAACTGTCAATCAAGCGCTATCACAAGAAAAAACTCCCAAAAAGCAAGTTTTAGCAGAACAAAAATTATTAGACACTCTTTTAGATAAGCAGACGGAAGAGCGCCAGCTCCCAAAAGTTAATAATTTAGCTATGAAGTCCTTTATTGAAAAGTTTAATGAAAAATATTCAGGTACACTATCTGAAAATCAAAAACGCTTTTTAACTAAATATATACACAGCAATGATAACAATAATTTAGAATTTAAGGCTTTTTTATATGAAGAAATTGATGATATAAATAATTTTTTGGTTGAAAATAAAGATAAATATGAACAAGATGTTTCAGACAAGATTCAAAAAGTCTTGAAGAAGATGGAAGATTATAATAAGAAAAAATTTAATGATGAGTTAGTGTTTGAGGTATTAAGAATCCAATCCTTGGTGGGTGAGTTACAAAATCATGGCAATTAAAATTAAAATTAATATTACGCCTGGCAAGGTAATCGAAAAAATTCTCCTAAAGGCGAAAAAAACGATTGACGGAAATATTATCGTGTCTGATCACCCTGAAATAGATATTATAATAATGCCAAAGAAAAGCAAAATAGTAATGATGCCGAAAGATGAGATGGACGACGAGATCCACGATACTCAAAGAAGACTAGTTAAAGCTCTAGCAAAGCGTGGGGTCATTGATGTAGAAACAGTCCAAGCAGGAAATCTGTTTATGTCCATGGAAGCTTCGATCCCAGAAGCTACGGAAGGCGACAAAATACAATACCTGCTTTACGTTCTTGCTGACTATATTGAAGAAGAACTGCCATTTTATGCTAACCAAAAGCAATATGAGAAAGAGATGGAAAAAATGCTTCTTGAGCCTGAGCCAGATGAGTATACCGAATTCGATCCTGAAAAATACCATGGTGAGAAGAAGGGGTCGATGGCCCGGAGCATTAAACAATATGGTATTGGCGCGATATACAGAATATAGGTGTTAAATGCAATTAATTTATTTTGTTTTGTGCGCGTATGGCCTCACATACATGCTTATCTATGGTTCGATATTTGATTTTGTAAGGCCTACGAAGGGCAAGCTAGGAGAGCTGTTCCATTGTCCATTATGCACTGGATTTTGGGTAGGGGTCTTTTTGTGGAGTATCAATTGTTTCACAGAACTATTTACCTATGATTACAATTTAGCAAACGGTCTGCTTCTGGGATGCTTATCCGCTGGGACAAGTTATTTCTTAAGCTCGATACTAGATGATTTTGGTTTAAAATTTAGAAATACAAAAGGGGGTGATTTAAATGAAACAGCGTAACAGACCAGAAGTTAGACGCTGCTGTAATGGTAGTCATATCATGCGGGGGTAAGCCTCGCTTTATAAACGAAAATATTTTTTTAGGAGGAGAATAAAAATGGAAGAAGGACAAAAAAGTTCAAGCTCAAATAGTCCGAAGGGTCACGGCCATGGCAAGCAAGTAAAGCCTGGTGCTAATGTTTGTCCCCCAGGCGCCGGCAAAGGCAAATGGATTGTTAAGGGCGACCCGTTGAAGCAGAAAATTAGAAGCGGAAAATAAATATGTCGAAACAGCTACTGCAGGAATATTTCGAATTATGTCCTGAAGGTAGATGTCCTATACACGTCCTAACCGAATCTGAAAAGAAAAAAGTTATGGACGGTGCGGTATACCTTGTTGGAATTGTACAAAAAGCCGGTACAAAAAACGGCAATGGGCGAGTGTATCGCAAAGAAACGCTACAAAGAGAAATTAATAACTATCAAAAAGCTATTAATGAGCGTAGGTCTTTGGGGGAGCTAGACCATCCGGATGATTCTGTTATTAACCTAAAAAATACATCTCACCTTGTCACAAAAGTATGGTGGCAAGGTGATGATGTTATGGGCAAAATCGAAGTACTTGATACTCCGTCAGGGGCGATTCTTAAAGATCTAGTAAAAGCGAATATCAAGCTAGGAATATCTTCGAGGGGCTTAGGTTCGGTTAAGCAAGAAAAAGGCAAGACAATCGTCGAAGACGATTTTCAATTGATCTGTTTTGACATAGTTTCCGAACCATCTACACCTGGGGCGTATTTAAGCCCGTCCATCAACACGGACGTGTCCATGAACTCAAAAATTAATATGTACATTAATGAGAACAAGAATAACAAAATTGATGACTTGTTTGAATCAATATTGAGAGATTAGAATGAAAACTACTGAATTTAAAAAAATACTTAAACCATTAATAAAACAAACAATAAAAGAAGTTATCCTTGAAGAAGGGATTTTATCTAATATTGTTTCGGAAGTAGCCAGGGGCTTGGCAGGAAATCTAGTTGTTGAGACTAAAAAGAATGATGAATCTGAGCTAAGAAGGGAAGAAGAAGCGTATGAAAAAAACAGACAGGAAAGGATCAAGAGGTTGAATGAGTCAGCTAAGTTTGATTCTAAAATATTTGAAAATACCCAGCCAATACCCGAGGCAGCTGGCCATGGCCCCTTAGCTAACACCACCGCACAAGACCCCGGCGTCGACATAACTGCTATACAGAAATTATCTAAAGGAAAATGGAAACATTTAATATAAAGGGAAAAAAATGTCTGATAAACACGTTGTCAATGTAAAAGTTAGTTTGAAAGAAGCTAGAGGCGATATTAGTAGAATGATCCGAAAGTTTATGAAAAAGGTAAAAAAGGAAAGGATTATGGAAGACTATTTAGATAAAAGATTTTACGAAAAACCTTCAGTTAGAAGAAGAAGAGAAAAAGCTAAAAAAATACGTAATGCTAAAAAGGCAGAACAAGAAAGAAATCAAAAACTAGATATAAAGTAGGAGAAAATAATGGCAACAACAGGCGATTTATGGACAGGCCGGGTAGGTTTGAGGAATGTCGGCTCTTATCAGGTAGCTGGGCATCCTTATGTTACTGGCTCACTGAATTTAGATAATAATACGGTACACTTAGTTTCTTTTCCGTACGTTAGTAAATCTATTACGGTTATTAATAATAATTCTAATAGTGGAGAAGATATCAGAGTTCATTTTCAAAGTGGATCTCAGGTCTCGATAACGGCCCAGCTTAACGGTGGCGGAGCCGGCTCTATATCTGACGGCGTCGATGTTATCAAGGCCAATCATTTTATTACAGTTCCAGCCGGATATGGTTCGGTTACTTTAGATGTAAAATGTGCTAAATTTTATATTTCAAATGGCTCAGGCACAGCTGATTTAAAGTATCAAGTTTTTGCTGAATTGACTGGGATTCCAACGGGAAGCATGTATCATTTAACCGGCTCTGGTATCACGGACGCTTAAGGGGTATATCATGGGAAGTTTTAAAGCAAGCGGAGCACCAACACTATCATTGTTGGCTAGCAAAATCTCACCGGCCGGCGGGCTTCTCACCGTCTCAGCTAGGCTTGGTTATGCCAGTTATGTTTCGAGCACGAAAGCCGATGGGTACACAATGACCGCGGCCGAAACTGGTATGGTTGTGCTCATGTCCACCAATGGTGCAACGATTAACCTTCCCGCGATGGGCTCGCCCCTCACCGGTTGCACGTTTACGTTCCTCTGGACGGGCGCCGCGACTGAGACCTTCAACATCGATCCGGACGACGATGACAAGATCATGGGCTCTATTATTGATATTGCTAACGGCAATATTGTCACAGCTGCGTCAAACGGCGCCGGAGCTGATGGCAATCAGCTGCAGCTTGATGGCGGATCAAAGGTCGGCGATCGGGTTACACTCGTTGGAGACGGCGTGAAAGGCTGGTACATTGTTGAAGCCGTCGGCAGCTGGGCTTTTGAATAATCTTAATAAGGGGAATAATGAATGCCAACAGCATCAGGAAGTATAGCATTTTTAGGAGCAGCAAGATTTCAAGGGTACTGGAACGCTGCTACAAATGAAGCTACCGGTTCAGGCTTAGACGGCGCCGCTCCTTACCACCCTGATGTCGGTGGCGCTTCACCCGGTGACGGTTATACAACACTATTAATTGATGGCGGTTATCATGCGACAACAAATTTAACTGCCTCCGGAGGAGATTACTGGCAAGTAACTGGATCCGGCACAACTGCGATTAATGGCTATAGTAACTGGGCATTAAATGACTGGGTTATTTACTCTGCTTCTGCCGGTGATACTGGAATTTGGAAACGCCTTTCCTTCCAAGACACGATTGCTTCTGTTATCATGGGCCGGCTGGATTCTAGCGTTTTCCATATGGGCACGGACAACGATAAACATGTAATATTTGCTTCTGGTTCCGCGCATAGTGGTTCAAGTACTTTTATATATGATTACACAAATGAACGCCTTGTCCTAGGCGCCACCTCCGGAGCGGATTACTCGAACTTAAACGTCGTTGACCAGGGAGGAAGTTGCCTCGTAGCGATCGACTCTCATACCAACGGATCAGGCGCGACAAAATTAAATCTTCGTAGAGCAAGAGGTACCACAAAGGCTAGCCCTTCAATAGTCCAGGATGGAGACAGTCTCGGAGAACTTACCTTTTATGGCTATAACGATGAAGGCACAGGTTTTGACGCAGCTGCTATGATCGAGGCCTTCGTCGACGGAACGCCCGGCGATGATTCTAGTGACATGCCCGGCCGACTTGCTTTTCTGACCACGGCCGATGGTTCTGGAACACCCACCGAGCGTATGACCATCAAAGCAGATGGCAACGTCGGCATCGGAGAAGCGAACCCTTCTGACCGCTTGGTTGTTACTGGCAGTGTAGGCGTAGCCGGTATAGTACGCGCTAATTTATTCGCGAATCCGTCAACGATCCCGGCGGATACTGAGGTACCACCAAATCATAATGCTATTTTATATGGCCCAATAACAGTTGAGAATGGAGAAACATTAACTGTCGGCGCCGGCGCAACATTAAAAATCACCGATGCATAAAATAAAATAAAATATTTGTAGACATTTAAATGATTTTGAAATAATTATATACAAGGAAGAGTGAAATATGAGCACAATTAAAGTAAATACAATTAACGTTGAGTCAGGTAATGTGGTTACTGTTGGTGCTGATTGCCATGTTACTGGCAATTTAATTGTCACCGGTGCCCTACATGCGAGAACAACTGATTTCGTAGTCTCATCCAACTCGACTACTCTTGGTGATGCAGCTAGTGACACTATTACGATTAACGCACTTAGCGTTTCAACTCCCAATAAACTCGCCATCTCAGGTCACGCGACATCAAATGCGTTAATGTTGACCGGCAGTTTAAATGTAAGCGGCTCTGGCATAACTCTTACTGCTGCAGGCCCCGCAGCTAGCGCTGTGTTAACCATGAAAGCTGACGACGGAGAGAATGCAGCTGATACAATGACTCTAACTGTGGCAGATGGAGGCACCACCACACTAGCCACGACCGGCGGCAGTTCGAACATCGTCCTCTCCTCGTCGGCCGTCATCGTCGCAGATAGCGGTGAAGGTCAGATCGCCTTCGCCCAGGACGCCACCACGCGCGGCTACATCAAAACCAGCACCGCAAACTATTTAGATATCGCGGACAAGTACGCCTCCGCGCGCATTAGAGTTCATGGCCATACAAATAAAGCTACTCCCGAGGCCGGCCAGATACAAATGACTGGCAGTTTAAATGTAACTGGCTCTGGTATATCACTTATTGCTGTTGGCGATGCAGCCAGCGCTGTGTTGACCATGAAAGCAGACAACGGGGAAGATGCTACAGATACAATGACTCTAACTGTGGCAGATGGAGGTACCACTACCATTGCTACCTCCGGCAATATCGCTCTATCTGCAGATGGTGGAAACGTCACCATGGATGACGGCACTAACACGGTATTCGACTTTGACACTGACAATGTTATCTTCAAAATGATGGATGATGCAGATACGGGCGATTATTTCTCGATTGCTGTCGCCGCCAACGGCGCCACGACTCTGTCCACTCTCGATGACGACACTACCCTCGGAAATTTAACTTTGTCTCCAAACGGCGATATCATCCTTAATCCTGACGCCAACCATATCCACCTTCACGACTCTGACACTTTAAGAGGCAGTATTGATGTTTCAACTGCTAATGAGCTTTCATTTCTAGGCCCCAACGGATTTTCCAAGCTCAAGACTACAGGCGCCGCAAAAGCAGAAGATGGATCCGTGCAGGTAACTGGTAGTTTCGAAGTCACTGGCTCTGGTATATCACTTATTGCTGTTGGCGATGCAGCCAGCGCTGTGTTGACCATGAAAGCAGACAACGGGGAAGATGCTGCAGATACAATGACTCTAACTGTGGCGGATGGAGGCGATACTACTCTGGCCACCGCCGGCGGAGATATTATATTTAATCCAGCTGGAAACAATGTCTTGCCAGGTGGTGATAGCGAGGACGATCTTGGAGCAGATGGAACTGCCTGGAGAAAGTTATATGTCGATGACATCGACCTCAACGGTGTTGGTAGGATCGATTTAGATGCTGACGCCGACACCTCAATTCGCTCTTCTGCTGAAGATGTGATTAAACTAGAAGCCGGCGGAACAGATATTGTTGCAGTAACAGTCAACGGCGCCCAGATAACTGGTAGCTTAAGCGTTTCAGGATCCGTCGAGCTTGGCGGCCCTATCGCTACTTTCAAGACCCATGGCGAAGCCGGCGAAGCCGCAGCAGTATTTATCACCGGCTCTGGGATAAATTTGGTTGGGCCACAAAACGGCGCTGCGCACGTATTGCTTAGTGCAGACAAGGGTGACGACAACGGCGATGATTGGAAGGTTATTGCAAATACTGATCAAACACTTACAATTGGAAATGATATTGGGGGTTCTAACGCAGCACAGCTGACAATCACACCCAACAGTACTGCTGCCGACTCAGTGACCACAGTCGGAAAACTTAAGCTTGCAGGCAATGTGGTCCAAGCATCCGACGGCGGCGCGTCTATCACACTGGACACATCCGATAATGTAACCATTGGCGGTGATTTAACCGTCTCCGGCGGCGATATATCATACGCAAATAGCGCAAACGCTACTTTCAGTATGGCAGCTACTGCGCACGATACAGCTGGCAAGGACATTGATATTAGCGCTGGGTCGACTACAGCTGGAACAACAAGCGATATTGCCGGCGGTCATTTAAAGCTCAAAGGTGGTCAGGCCAAAGGCGACGCAGCTGGAGGTTCCGTTCAGATTCATACCACAACCCCAGGCGCGTCGGGCAACAGCATTAATGACTATGTAGCTCATGTTTACCACAGCGGCTCCGGCGGTGCAGGACACGATGGTCTTCAGCGGCGTTCCACCTTCGATTCCGTGGTAGATTTCAGGAGAAATAATGAAGTTGTGACGGGTGATAAAACGCTCACAAACCATGATTCTGGCAAGGTTATATTTATAAATGGTGATACAATCACTGTTACTCTCCCCGACTCAGCGCACGCTTATAACACAGGATGTTGGTTTACTTTCTATAGCAGCGCCGGCACCTCCAATGCTAATATGCACAAGGTCGTCTGTGCTGACACAACCAACGAGAAGATATACGGTTGGTTAAAGATGTATGATACGGACACTGCCAATACATACACAGTTGTCACCGGTGCCGCCGGTACTTTCAATGTTAGCTCTATTGTGCTCAACGGCACAACTGGAGGCGCCGTGGGATCCACCTGGACAATGATGGCAGTGGCTGCAGATAAGTGGCAAATTCTAGAGGGCAATATTCTTCATGGCGGCGCCGCAAACGGCACAGATGGCCAATATATATTCAGAGAAGCCTAGGCGGTATATGCATGTTTCTAAAAATCAGTCATTTTAAACTTGGAGTTACTATTTATTATGACAAATTGCCTTCTAGGAGATAATAAATGTCTGACATGTTAGAACAAGCCATAATTGATGCGACTGCCCTTAAAGAGGCCGCAGTCAAGAATGCAGAAACTTTAGTTTTAGAAAAATACTCAAATCAAATAAAAAATGCCGTTGAAAGTTTATTGGAACAAGAAGACCCATTAGCTTCTCTTGCAGCTGTTCCTGCCGAGGCGGCGCCTGCTGGACTAGCAGATCCGATGGCGATGGCTGACCCTGCTGCTATGGGTGCTGACCCTGCTGCTATGGGTGCTGACCCTGCTGCTATGGGCATGCCCGCCGGTCCAGGGCCGGCCCCTTTCGAGGTGTCGTCTGTGCTCAAGTACATTCCCATGGCCGCAACCACAAAATCGGATGAATCTATAGAAATACCACTTGATAAGTTAATGGAAGAAATCCGGGCTGTTAAAAAACAAGTTTTGTCAGAAGAACCATATTATGATTCTTTAGAAGAAGAATTAGATGAGGATCTCTTTGAAGAATTAGAAGAAGAAGCGGTATACGAGGAACTATATGGCGCCACCGATGAAGAACTAGAAGAAGAATTTGAGCTAACCGAAGAAGATTTGACGGAGATTGTTGAAAATTTAGTGGTGGATATCGAGCCTAGGAAATCAGGTTGGGCGGGTACCCCGGAAGCCACGTTACGTTTTGCAGAAGAAGAGCTGCTAGCCTTGCAACAAGATTCAGATGTTAAAGAACGTCGAAACGCTATGAGAAAAGCAGTTGAATCGCTAGGGAAAGTTAATGAGACCGTGGTAAGACAAAACAACAAACTACAGACGTCTGTCGAAAAATCAACAAAACAAATTAAAAAACTAACAAATGTTTCTATGCTTTTGAAAGAAAAGCTAGATAAAGTCAATCTTTTAAACGCGAAACTTTTGTATCAGAATAAAGCTTTAACCAGCGACTCTTTAAATGAGCGGCAAAAGCACAAGCTTGCCGAAGCTGTAACAAAAGCTGATTCTATCGAAGAAGCACGAGTAATATATGAGACTCTTCAAAGCACGGTGGGCAGCACCTCTCGCAAAAAATCGCAGCCAGAATCACTGAGCGAGGCAGTTCAAAAGACTTCTTCAATAATCTTGTCTTCTAGAGGAAATGAGAGCAAAAGAAGACAATCAAAAGACCCAACGTATAATCGTTGGAAATTCCTAGCTGGAATAGACAAACAATAAAAATTTATAGGAGGATTTCAAAATGTCTGTTTTAAAAAAACTAACTGAAGGCATCGTTGGAAGATCCCTTCAAAGAGAAGGTGCTGCACTACTTGATAAGTGGGAAGCTACCGGTCTCCTTGAGGGAATTGGCAATGATACCAAAAAGCAGGGTATGGCCCGCTTACTAGAAAACCAGGCGGCGCAGCTTCTTAGAGAAGCTTCGTCAATGGCTGGTGGTGACGTCGAGGGCTTTGCGTCCGTGGCGTTCCCGATTGTCCGCCGTGTATTCGGTGGATTACTTGCAAATGACCTTGTGTCGGTTCAGCCCATGAGCTTGCCGTCCGGTCTCATCTTTTTCATGGACTTTACCCACAATAGTCTTCGAAGTGGCAACAAAGCTGACGGATCGATCTACGGTGGCAACGCAGTAGGTATCCAGATCACTGGCGGTGTTGACCTTTCGCCGACGCCTGATACTACGAACGCCGTTGGAGCGTTTGGCCAGGGCGGTGGATCGTTCTACAATATGGGTGGGGCGTATTCTTCACCAACTGGATCTGTTGTTCTCACCAACCGCGGGGGCACGGGACCGGCTGTTGCTTCTGATACCACTGGTCTTCACGACGTCGCAAGTTGGACGACTGCTGATGCGCCTCTCGGTGCTCTCGGTGTCCAGGTCTCAGCTCTTTCTGATGCGCAGAAGAGACAGATTCGTTACGATCCTGATGTTCTCGCTCGTACGAGTGATTACGTTAGCACCATGGTTGTCTGTCTCTCAGACGCTGAAATGGCCAAGGTCAACTTGGATCAGCTTCATGCATGCTATTTGGGTGACGATGCGTCCGCGGCTGGAGCAGGTACGCTTACTGGCAACGGTACCACCGGCACAGGCGCACAGCTTGTACGCCGTTTAACCTCTCTGGGTTATGTCGACGCCAACGGCGATCTCGTCGCTGGCTCAAAATCAAACCACATGACTATCGTTATCCAGGCGACGACGACGTTTGATGGTGATATCGGCGCCGTGCTGCAGAAGTTTACCTATCCAATGAAAGATTCGTTTACCAATAGCGCTGCGCTTGGTTCTGTTGTAGGTACTGAGCTGTGGGGTCTTGAAGGTGCCGGCGCAGATGCTGGTTCACAGTTCAACAGCGTCGACGTTGATGTCATCCCTGAGATCGACATTAAGGTTGACAGCATCGCTGTTACGGCTGTCACCAAGAAGCTCAAAGCTAAGTGGACTCCTGAGCTTGGCCAGGATCTCAATGCTTACCACAACCTCGATGCGGAAGTTGAGCTTACTCAGATTCTTTCCGAGCACATTGCTCTAGAAATCGATCGTGAGATTCTCAATGACCTCGTCTCCGGAGCTACTGCTGGTACTCGTTACTGGTCAAAAGCTCCCGGGTTGTTTGTTAATAGCAAAGGCCTTGAGCTTGGTGCTGCTTCTGCAGCTCCGGACTTCACCGGTACGGTTAGCGAGTGGTACGAGACTCTCGTTGAGAGTATCAACGATGTTTCGGCTCAGATCCACAGAAAGACTCTGCGCGGCGGGGCTAACTTTATCGTTACGTCACCTGAAGTTGCTAATATCCTTGAGTTTACTGCCGGCTTCCGCGCTAGTGTCACTCATGACACGGATCGCGGTACTGTTGGCGCTGTGAATGTTGGTTCGGTTTCTAAGAAGTTCGATGTCTATGTCGACCCCTACTTCCTTCGTAACGTTGTTCTCGTTGGTCGTAAGGGCGGAAGCTTCTTGGAGAGTGGCTATGTTTACGCTCCTTATGTCCCGTTACAGGTCACTCCCACGATCTTCGGTACGGAAGACTTCACGCCACGTAAGGGTGTGATGACTCGTTACGCGAAGAAGATGGTCCGACCTGATATGTATGGCATAGTTGTTGTACGTGGTCTCCTTGGTGAAGAAGGCACTAGCTAATCACTAAAGACTGACTAAACTTGACCCCGCTTAGGCTTTCCTTTGCGGGGTTTTTTTTTGAAATTTCAAATGCGAGTAAGCCAAAAAAATATCGCTGCTAATTTTTAAGATTTTAAGTTATAAATAACTATTTATAATACAACTTGAAATTACTCTCCTGGGTCGAGGCCACTGACCCTCGAAGATTCATAGCCGAACGTGGCTGGTTATGTTTCGTGATTAACAACGGGTTATCGATAACTTAAATTAAAAAGGAGAAAATAAAATGGGAAATCGAAGATTAGGTCGTAAAAGACTTTACGCAGTAGAAAAAAAGGGTCAGAAAGTATCACTAGCCCCCGGGCCTGGCATTTCGGGTTCTATTATCGGTGCTTGGCAGCATCGAGAAGGATATAATATTACCACTGAAATAGCAGTTGATTTGGGTGCTACTCAGTCAACTGTCAAGAGCGGCAACGACGACCGCGACGTTATTGGTGTCGTCGCCGGAGGCGCCGCTTATCTGACTCAACTGACTGAAGCAAAATATGGTGTCATCACTGAAGTGAGGGCCGTCGTTATGGAAGCACCTGACAGCGTTGCTGATCTAGATCTTGAATTTGGTACTGATGGTGACGGAGTACAAGATGCCCAAGACGGCACTAGCCCTACATCTATTATGGCGTCAATCAACGTCGTAGGCGAAGACACGTCCAAGGCGTATGATGCTAATGAACTATCAGATAAGTATTTATATATTTGTCAAGGTGCAGCTGATACCGCAGAGAATTTTTCTGCAGGAAAGCTTCTTATTTATCTCTATGGGTTTGTAACCCCTGATGACAAGACCGACGCAGGCACAGCAGCTGCATAATTTTTGTTTGTTGAGTGAAAATTTTAAGCCTTGTTTTTTATAAGAGCAAGGCTTTTTTATATTGAAAATACTATTTATTTATATGAGGAGAAATTATTATGTCTAGAAAAAGAGCACTAATGAGACAAAAAAAACACCAGGCCCGAACAGTGCCGGAAGAGCCTAAAGTTGTTTTTAAGCCTAAAGTAAAAAAAGTTAAGAAAGCTACTACAGTTAAGTGATCAAAAAAAATGCTTGATGCAGAAGAAAAGGATTACGAGCCTTTAAAAGCTAGTTGTGATAAATTAAAAGACTTTATTAACGAAGTACAAGGGGCAGAGGTAGTTGAAAGGGAAAATAAAAGCCGCCTCGATACGTTAACGCAAGAGATTGTAGCGGAAACTTCTGTCTTGATTAACAAAGAGCTGAAGAAAAGAATATCTGGTATAAAACAAAGAATTGATCCTTTAGTAAAAGAAACAAATGAATTAATTGAGCGTATCAACACTGTTTCTACAGCTGCTGATCCCCGCGACAGCAAAAAACTCTTTTCTAAAAGAAAAAACAAACAAAAGCTTCCAGGCTAATTCATCATCTCCTAACTAATTATACTGATAGGAGACTATATGAATGGCCAGTACAATTACAAGCGCGACAATGAAGGTAACTCTATTCGAGCAGATTAATCTGAACGGTAGTGAGCAAGGTTCAAAAAATACATTAAGTATTAGTGGTATAAATGAAATATCAAAAAGAATTGTAACTATTACAACTACTGAATCTACAATAGCCACATTTAGTGCAGCCGTTGCTTCAGCCGGCCACTATGTCGCCGCTGATGTTAGATATATAAGATTCACCAACAAAGATGATACAAATTTTA